CGGGCTTTGTGCAATGTCGGCATCTTGACTACTGGATACGATTTCCCTGCGCTGGACTGCATCGCGTTCTTGCGTGCTACCGCATCTCCAGGCTTGTATTTGCAGATGGCGGTGCGAGGGATGCGCCCCAGCCCCGGCAAGACCGATTGCTTGGTGTTGGACTTCGCAGGCGTGGTTGGCACTCACGGCCCCATTACCTCGGTCAACACGCCTAAGAAGCAAGGTGACGGCATCGGCGAAGCGCCGGTGAAGGTCTGTGATGCCTGCGATGAGCTGTGCCCCATCAGCGCCAAGTTCTGCCCAGCCTGCGGCGCTCCGTTCCCCGAGCCGGAGGAAAAGAAACTGCGTCTATGCCAAGACGACATCATGGGCTTAGACGGCACCGAGATGGTTTTGACCGGATGGAAATGGCGAGAACACACCAGCCTAGCCAGCGGCAAAATGATGTTGGCTGTCAGCTACTACGGGCGGCTGTCTGACCCTGCCGTGACCGAATACTTTCCGGTCTTGCATGAGGGTTATGCGGGACAGCGAGCCATGAAGGAGGTCATCAAGATTGCAGACCAAGCCAAAATTGTCGGCATGAATGTGGACAATCTCAGCAGTTTGGCAGCACAACTAAGCAGGGGAACCTATCCCAATCAAATCACATACAAGAAAGACGGTAAGTTTTTTCGCGTTACCAAAAAGGAATGGAATGAAAACTGAACATGAAGAACAGCGAGAACTGGTGAAGTGGTTTCGCCAGACGTATCCATTGACGTTGATATTTGCCATCCCAAATGGCGGTGCTAGGTCACCAGCCACCGCCTCGCGCCTCAAGGCTGAAGGCGTGATAAAGGGCGTGCCTGATCTTTTTATCCCGGCGTGGGAATTGTGGGTCGAGATGAAACGCACAAAAGGTGGCGGCACCAGCCATGAACAAGACTTGATGCACCTGTACTTGAGCAGCGTTGGCTACAAAGTCATTGTTCCCAAAGGCTTTGAAGACGCACAAAAACAGATTGAGGATTTCAAAAATGCGATGGAATAAGGGCAAACCGCCAGAGGCTGGTTGGTATCCGGCGTGGCGAATTCGTTCGCCGAGTTGGAACAATGCTTGGCGCTGGTGGGACGGCGAGTGCTGGTCTTGGGCTGCATTTCCGCATGAGACTGCCGAGAAGGCTGGCCGGTGGGCGGCGCAGAAGGAGCCTGCTGGGCATACCCCAGAGATTATGTGGGGAAAGCCGCAAGTGATCAATTGAGTGAATTTAGGAGAATTATTGATGAAACATAAATATCCACGCACGCTCAACGAAGCGTTTGGCCCATATACCCATGAGTACATCTACGACGATGACCCCGCCCAGCCGTGGCTGTTCTGGCTGGCCGTCGGCGTGACCGCGCTGCTGGCCATCCTAATCATAGGGCTGATGGTATGCTGATCTTCCGCAGAGCCATGCTGGTGGCTATGATGACCGAAGACGCGCCGCCAGAGAAGACCGAGAGCATTGTGCTGGGTGCGCTGGCCTCAGTCGGCTACACCGTGCCAACTCCCATTCCTTTGCCCATCCTTCAAGACGTTGTGGCCTTGACCTTGTACGTTCGCAACTATGCAAAACCAATTTGAAGATTGGCAACGCGAATCGCTGATCCAGTTTGCCCAAGAGGCCTACGAGAAGATCAAGCAGCAGCAGGCCGAGATCGAAGCGTTGCGGGCTGACCTGAAACTGATGTTGAAAGCTTGGCGTGATCAAATGTCCTGAGTGCGGGCGCCACGCCAAAGTCAAGGAGTCACGCCCTCGACCGTGGGGGCGATACCGGCGTTACGAGTGCCAGTTAGGACATCGATGGAGCGTTCAGGAACGCAGTACAGATACGCCCCATGCTGCTGACAGTACCAAAGATCGTCCTCCTCAGGAGGACTAGCGCAGCCTGCCAGCAAGAGCAGGATCAGCCGCCACACATCTTTAGCGCGGTGGCTCGGACTTCTTCCACCCTGCGCTCCCAGCCCTTGCCAAAGGTCGGCCAGGTTGCAAGCCTTTGAAGAAACGCAAGCCGGTTTGCAGAGTACTTGTCGATGAGCATTTGAGGGTTGGTCAGCACCACCAGCTTGAGGGTTTGCTCACCAATCGCACCATCGGCAACGGCCGCCACAGTCGTTTGCAGCCACTTGGCTGCGCGGCTTGCACCGCTGTTGACCGCAGCGTCAAAGACAACGTAGTCCACGCCGCTTGGCAGCTTGTCGCCCTTGATTCTGTCCCAGTACAGTTCTTTGTACAGCGGCGCGACCTTGGCCGGCGTGAGTGCCTTCATGTTTTCTTCGCTGACTGTGCGGTCGATCCAATCTTCCCAGACGGCCTGCGTTACGCCGAGGTTAGTGGCGCCGCCTGGGTCGCTGGGGTGGTTGACAAAACCGCCTTCGTGCTTGAGCAGCTCGGCCAGGCTTTTCTCAAAGTTTTCGCGCATCTTTTTCCTTCGAGCCAATCGAGGATCCGAACCAGAAATTGAGCATGGTTGCGATCACCGTGCCTAAAAGGAATCCGAGTATGGTGTCGGCGAACCTGACATTTGTTTCAGGAATTATGCTGAACGTAATGAAGCCAATGTACACCGCAGCGCAGACTGACCAAAACGAGGTCAAGTACATCGTGAAGCGTTTGCTGAACACATCCGACTGAGCCAGCGCAGCCACTTGCATGGCCCGAGCGTTCTCGGTGTTGGCGTGTTGAACCCTGATCGTTTCGAGGTCGATCTGAGCTAGTTTCAGCGCCGCGTCTGGGTCGGCCGCAACAGCTTGGGTCACCGCCTCAACGGTATCTGCTACTCCCAAGTGCCGAGCAATAGCAGACACAGCAGCACCCCCGGCAGGGCCAGCAACAATGCTTGCCAAAGCAGGGGCAATGTTTCCCAGAAGTCGAAGAAGCTCATTCACTTGTCTGCCTTCCCATCTAGGCGATCAAATATCTTGTTGAGCATCTCTTTGATTTCGTAGATGTCTCGGCGATAGTCCTCTTTCATGACGTATGACCGAGGCATCTCTTCGCGCAGTTTAGATAAATCGGCTTTCAATTCTTTGACCGCCGTCCACATTTCTCTGGCAAACCAGCCCAACACGCCCGAGGCTGCGGCAAACGCAAAATTGAGAAAATCCTGTGAGTCCATGACCGATCACAAGCCTTGGCCAGGCGTGATGTAGACGGTGGTGGCCGCTGCTGCCAAGCCGCTGAAGTAGGTGTTTTGATTGAATCGCAAAATTTCAACTGCTCCGGGCACCAGCACGATGGCTGGCGATGGATCTCCAGCAATAGGTGCAACCGCATTGGCTGTTGCCTCTGCTGCGGTTGCACCCGTTCCCAAGAAAACGGTGTTCGTGCCTGCGTTGATGAAGCGATACTGACCCGCATTTTGCGGATCAAATTTTGCATAGACAGTGGCTTGGATGCCAGTAGGTGCTGATGCATCAGCCGCTACAACGATGGTCTCACCAAGAGGTGAGAAGGCAATTTGTGAGTTGGTAGACATGAGGTCTCCTTTGGTTAAACGCCGAGGTTGCCGGCTGCAATGAATGTGTTGGCAACGGGAGAAAATAGCGAGATGACCGCATATTGTCCCATTGTGCTGAACAGACTGCTGTAAGACACCAGAGTGGCAGCTCCAGCGGCCACAGTGACCTTACCCGCGCCGCCTTGGATGATGGTGCAGGAAAACGCAGCGCCAAGACTGGCGGCACAGGTGATCGTCGTGGCACTTGCAGAGGTGCAATAAATCACCTTGCCATTGTCAGCAGCAGACAGCGTGCGTGACGTTCCAGAGACCGTGACGATGCCACTAGGACTGAGAATGAAAGCTGGCGAAGAGCCAGGCAGAAATGAAACGCTTTTCAACATGATGCTTTATCCTTTGGAAAATGCTTGAACTTCAGCGTTAGTGAGTCGGAGGTTGTAGTAGGCAATGGAACTTATAGCACCATTCCATATAACAGTACCATCAGCACGAGAACCTATTGTCATTCGATTAACTACAGGAACTCCAGCAATGCTTGCACCAGAAACAAAGACGCCATTAAAAGCGGTACCGTTATTTGATGTTTTATACGCCAGTGCCTGTTTCCCAATGATATTCACGTTCCATGTACCAGAAACGCCTACCCCATAAAGCGTCACAGACGCCGCGCTTATAAAAGATTGGCTTTCTGCTATCAGAGATGTTCTAGCCAACTGTATACGGTCTGTTATAGTTCCATTATCAATGGAAACAGTTATTTGATTAGTTGGATTTGATACAGGAGAATAAGGAGTTGCGTTTATACACAAAGTCCCCTCAGTTGCGTTATACCAACTGCTAAAGTTAGTTCCAGTCATAACGGCAACGTCTGCTTCGCGGGTTGCGGTTGCGGCGGTGGTGGGAATGTATGAGCTGGCAAACGCGCCTATTTCCAATTGAGCTTGAGTCACGGTACCCGTAACAGTCAAAGTTACAACACCGACAGTAGGTGTGAACGTCAACGTACTGCGGGTCGGAAAGGCTCCAGAACCTACAAGGGTTCCTGTACCCGTGCCCGATATGACTACAGTTCCCGTGCCATAAAAACTTAAAGTATGTGCGACTGCGGTAACAGTTACGTTTTGTGTTATCAGCGTAGCACTATTCAATACAAGATTTGTCCTAGATTCTTCAATCAGCAACCCCAGCGCAGCCAGCGTCGTTGGGTTGTAGTCAAAACGAGCCTCATTGATTGCGGCGCTGGTGATCGCACCAACAGAGTTAAAGTACGTCGCGGTGCTGGCGCGGGTAAAAGTAACCCGGCTGTCCAGAACGCCTCTCGTAAAGTCCAGCAAAAGACTAGGTAACACTCGCTCTGTGGCGGTCAATGAAAATGAAGGTGTAATCATGCCAGCACTCCGATGATCGTCACCACCACAATCGGCAGCGCAAGGTTCCAGAAGAAATTATGCGTGTTCCAGACTTTTGGATCTAGCGCGTTCCACCAGCGCAAGTTCTCACGTTGGCCGTCGCCAAACTGGGCGATCCAGCGGTACTCAGCCTGGGCCTGCTCACGCCCGATCCACAACGCAGCGCACACCGCAGCACCAGCCCACCAATTGCCGGTGACGAAGCCGATGGCAACTTGCAGGCAAAGGCTGATAAGGAGGTGTTCTAGGTTGGTCATCACGGATGAATTTCTGGCAAAGATTCGTGCATTTCCACATTTGCTTTAGACGCAATGCATTTTTGTATTTCAGAATTGATGTGCTGAACCAAGGGTGCTGCGTGCTTAAAGGGTATTTCCCCAAGCGCAGCGTTAATGATCTGCAATTGTTCTTGCGTAAAATTTATGTTGTAGTCCATTTTTTATCCTACCAATAAACGCCGAGTGGTTCCACCGCTGTCTTTGATGGTGATATACCCTGCTTGCGCCACAACGCCAGCAGTATGCGTTCCAAACTTAACAACGCCAGTTCCTTGGCAACTAAAGGCCAAATCCACATTAGTATCAGAACCATTAGCACTAATAGTTGGTGGGTTGCTCGCAGCACCCGCAAAAAACGTAAAATAATTTGCAGCAGTTGCTCCCGAGGCAAAAAATGAAATGTTATTTCCAACGCTGTTAGTGATTTGTAATCCACTATCTGTAAAATTTAAATTTGTGCTATTTGCTGATGCGGCGCAAGTAGACAGTATTGATCCAATTTGATTTCCAGAACTGTTGTACCAAGCGACTTGATGGCCTTTTGCCAAAGCGATGGCTACGCCTGTTCCGGTAATGCCGTCTGTTCCTACAATAGAATCCGACCCAAAATTGATTCCGATTTTAAATTGTTTTGGGTTGTCTGCAATTTGAATTGCACATGACGCATCAAATTGACCAACCGCGCTTAATTCGCAACCGCTGGCAATCTGAAGGCCTATAACATTTCCTTGTTGGAAAGGCGTTGGGTTGATGCTTGCTGCAAGTGTTCGCGTATCCAATTCGCAAGCATATACTGACGAAGTGGTAGCGTTTATTTTGTGGGCTTCTGCGTACAACGCCCAAGCACTTGTGGCTAAAGTTGTGTTGTTATTGATTGCAAAATGACTGCTGGCGATTGTTGACGTTCCCGCAGTTGGCGATAGCAAGGATTGCGCTCCAGTAACAAGTGCGCTGCCCGCTTCCTCTTCAGTACCTAAAACGGCTGATGTTGCTGAAGTTACTGAACCGTTACTAAGACCCGCTGCAACTTGAAATGTGGTAAGCCAATCTTGGTACACATTTGGAAAAGCGCAATCATTTAGAACCGCACCACCAACCATCAACCGGTCAGTCATTCGCTGAATAACTGCGCCGCTTTGCGTAAAAAAACCGCCCGACAAAGCATTTGATGTGTAGTTTGGAAACGTGCTGTAGTCGGCGGCAGATTTGATTTCGCGCAACTTAGCTTGCACCGTTCTATCCACCGCGCCCGTGCCTGCGGCTAGGTAACTGACACCAGCCGCACTGGCTGCTACCCCAGTGCCTTCAGGAAAGTTGTAGACCATCGAGCCTTTGCTGTCCTGCACCAAGATGCTGAAGTCCACACCGTCAATATAAACCTGGGCTGGCGATCCTGCGCGTGAGATGTAGCCATTGAGCGTGCGCAACGGTTGTGCGGCAACGATGGTCAGTGCCTCGTCGTAGTAGGCCACGACAGGATTGGTCTGCGGGTTCAGGTTCGGCTCGCCGATCCAGACGTAGCCGTTCTCCAGTGGCTGTCCGTCGCGGTCTTGGAAGACTGGGAACGGGACTTGGATAGAGAGTGCGGACATTACTGGTTCTCCTGGGTGGGTTTTTCCTGCTGCTGCTGCTGCTGCTGAATCGTAGCGGTCAGGCGCTTAAGTAATGCAGCTTCCTCTGGGCTTCCTGAGACGGTCTGCGGTATTTTAATCAGCAGGTTGCGAACCGGTGCCGATTCGTAGATGCGAGCAGCCACACCAACTCCACCGGCGGCTCCAAGCGTTGCAAGGAACCCTGGCAGACCTCCACCAAAGAAGCTGGACAATGCCGCAGCACTTACTGGAATTGCAGCCTGTACGCCTGTTGGCGGTGCTGCTGCTGCCTCAGAGGCTCGTTTCGTGATGTTCAGCACTCTGGTGAGACCTTCAACCTGCTTCAGATCGTCACCAGTAAAAAACACGCCAGTTGAAGTGCCAAGACGTTTGACTTCGTTGGCAAATCTATCAGGCGATATTACAGTTCCCTCAGCTACTTCTGCGGTTGACTTTTGTGCTGCACGAGCAAGGATTGCAGCTCTGGCACTTTCGCGTCCAGATGGGGTGAGGCTTGCATATAGTTGGCGTACTTCGCTTGGCTTCTTGCTAAACAACATATTGCCGATGACTTCAGGAGTTGCATCGCCGCGCTTGAGCACTGATTTAAGCGTGCCCATGTCAAGTTCTCCAGCAAGATTAGACAATCGCTTGTCTGCCACTTTCCATTTGGTTACATCTCGGCGTTGGCCAACTTGCGTGATAAATGATTCCATGTCTTGCTTGAGCGGCTTGTAGATGCTAGACAATGCTTTTTCGCCAATCCCTCGAACAGATGCCAACTCTGGAGCTTTAAAACTTTCTCCGATTTGCTTGCGCAATGTTTCAACATTGATCAAATTTTGTCCTTGTAGTGCTGCTTTCCAGTCTGTCAGGCGATCAATGATTGGTGTTACTTCTTGAGTTCTTAGTTCTTGCAGTTTGGCGATTTGATCGTCAATGGCCTGCACTGTATTTGTCACCGGAACAGTGCCAGTCTGTCCTAGACGCTCAATAACTTCTGTCTTTGCTCTAACATACTTGGACAGATCAGCGCCACGCTTACTCGCCAGGTCTTTCATTACATCATCCGATGCTCTGGCTGCATCGTCTGCGCCAAAGTCTCGTAGTACTTTGCGAACGGCTTCAATTCGCTCAACTTGTTGAGCTTGGCGCAAGCCTCCAGTGCCTGCCAATGGGATGCGCTCGCCAACGGTTTGCACCCACTTGGATGCAAAGGTGCGAGGAGGCACTACGTCGGTAGTCATAAGTCTGACGCCTGCCCGCTCTGCGTCTGCGATGTCGGATGGCAATTGCGTGGCTGCAGGTTGCACTTTTACCCCAGCCATTTTTGCTCCGGCAACCCCTCCGACGATGCTTGCAGCGATCTGACCCGCTGGGCCTGCGCCCATTTCTTTTGCGGTCTGTCCTGCTAACCCTGCGCCTGCACCCCCTGCAATTTGTGCTACTGGCTGCGCTGCAAGTACTTTTCCGACTTCACGAGTAATTGGAGCGGCTGCGCCAGCTGCTGTTTGAATTACTTTGCCTGCTGCTGCTATGCCTCCAGCACCGGCTGCACCAGCTGATGTAGTTTGAACGATGCGCTCTGCTGCTGTCTTTGGCTCGGCAACGCCAAGACGTGTGAGTAAATCTTCCATCGCCTGAGTTGGTAATGTGTACTTAGTCCCAAGCAAGCTATTAATAGAGCCAACAATAGGATCGCCAACAGTCATCGCAAGACCAGCTGCGCCCGCGCCTGCAACTGCTCCTGGGATTGCGCCAACCCCAGCCAACGGAAGGCCAGCAGCGGCCCCAAGCGTTGCACCTGCTGCGATGGGTGCAACACCACGAGTAATTGCGCCTGTGATGCCTTGAAGGGTAGTTTCTGCTGGTGCTGGTGCTGCCGCCGCTTCAAGAGCTGCCGCACCACCACCAGCACGAATGGCTGCCACCCGAGCTTTTAGATCGGGAGAATCTGGCGCAACATCATCGGGAATGTTGTTGATGGTGATGCCATCTTTGGTGGTGATGGAATAGGCCATGTCAGTAGTCCACCGTGACGTTTGTCGTTGCAGGCCCAAACACGTTCTCAGGGTTCAGCCGGTAGTTTTTGACCACAACGCCGAGCGCCTTCTTGTCTTCGTCTGCTTTTTTCTGTGCTGAGTCCAAGTATTTCTGAGCCAAAGACACGTATTCTTTGCGCTGGGCAGGGCTGAGAAGTTGGCCGTTTTGGGCCTTTTCCAGCCTGTTCTGCAACTGCGTAAACAGTCCGGCTGTATCGCGTGCCGTTGCGAATTCAGTCTCACGCACCACTGAGCCGGGATCGAGCATCTTCATGAAGCCGGTAATCAAGGCAATGTCGCCTGGGCCATTGGCAGATTCAGATGAGGCTTGGAGCGTGTTGAATGTGCCTTGCAGCTCGCCATACACCTTGCTGCGTCCTTGCCACTCTTTGCGAATTTTTTCTTCCTGAGCAAATTTCTTTTCAGGATCAATTCCACCAGTGGCTTTGAGTGCTTCCAACTGAAGTGCGGCGTTTTGAGTTTCAATACCAAGTTTTTTGGTCTGGGCCAATGCAGACCCAGTCTGGGCTTGTGTCAACCCAAGATCGGCAGCTTTCTTTTTAAGCTCTGCCAATGCATTTCTCTCTGCATACTGAGCATCAACTTGAGCCTTGCGTGCTTGCGCCGTGGCCAGTGCCGCATCTGCTGCCGCCTTCTCTTCTGCATTGGTGGCCGTTGCCTGCGCTGTGATGGCATCTGCCACGGCTCTGTCGGCTTTTGCAATGGCCTCGGTCACTGCGCTCGGTGCTGTGGAAGCCGCGGTTCTGGCCTTGACTGCCTTCTCAAAGCGATCTGGATCAATCGCAGTCAGCGCCAGATTCACACCAGACTGAGCGCCTTTGACGTTGCCGTTTTGCAAGGCAGTCAGGACGTCCTCATAAATCTTGGTGGGCTCGCCTGAGTTTTTCTTGGCATCGATGATGGTTTGCACGCGAGCCATTGCGATGTCGGGTGCACCATTCTCAAGAGCGTTCGATATTTCAAAGCCCTGCGTGAACTCTGTGTTGACACGCTGCTCACCGGCGCCTTTGCGAACATCACCAAACGCTTCACGGAACTGCGGATACTTGGCAATCATGCCGAGCCATGCATTTTGAGAGCCATCGGCCTGGGCGGCTTGCAGGTCGTCGGAGAATTGCTGCCTAATTTGTTCGGCCTGTTGGCGCTGTTGGCGTTGCGCTAGTGCTTGACCAAACTCGGCAAACTGCTGCCCAAGATTGACTTGGGGAGTCATCGCCATGTAATTCGTCGGGGCTTGTAGTGGGTTGATGGCCATGTTTTTGCCTTAAAAACTTGATGCCAGTTTTCCAAGCGACAAAAGGTCGCCAAATGCTCCACGCGCAACATTACCCCTAGCCATTTGACCACCTGCTGTGGCTTGGGCTTGGTTCGCCAAGAGATTTCCGACGTTGGTGGCTTGGCCCGTCAATAGGTTGCCAATGTTGCTGGCTGACTCGAGACCTTGCGCACCTTGGCCAGCAGATGAGGCTTGGCCTAGACTGACAAGATCGCCAGTCACGCCAAGGCCTGCGCCTGCGATGCCGCCGAGCCTGCCATATTGCTGCTCAATCAATGAGTTGAGAACCTGGGGACGGAACTGGGACAGCGCGGCCTGTACGTTTCCGCCGCGCAGACCACCTGTGGCTGCGGCATTTTGCAAGATTGCGGTCTCGCCTTGCTGTTGCAGAGCTTGAAATTGTGGGCTTGCTTCCAGTGCTGCGATGGCTTGCTGCTGAGCAGCTGGGCCTTGTAGACCGATCAGGGCTTGCTGCTGGCCGAAAGCCTGCTGGCCTGCCGTCTCATAAGGGGTGAGGCGACTAATGGCACCGGTGCCTGCTGTGACATACGGTGCCATCAAGTTTACCAGCGCATCGAATTGCCTTCTCTGCTCCCCGATGCTCGCCTCAGCCGCCCTTCTCTGCTCCTCAATGCCTGCCTGAGAGGCGGCTGCTTGGGTGTCGGCTGCTTTGCCTGCGGCCTTGGCCGATTGCTTTGCGCCGGTAATGCCGCCTACCACGTCGCCAATAGCGTTGCCGACAAAACTCATTTTGAACTCCAATCCAGCCGGGTCATGCCCAGCACATAAACGTCCTTGAGCACGCCATCCTGCATGCACGCTGCACGCCTGCGGCCTTCTTCTTTGAAGCCGAGCTTGAGGCAGTAGTTTTTGGCTGCCTCCAGGCCTTCAATGACGTAAGCGGTGACACGCTGAATGGGCTGCGAAAACGCCCACCTCAAGCAAGCCATGCCAAGCTCGCGTGAGTGCTTGAGAACTGATCGCTTCAAAAGCGCATGCAGTTCAATCTCGAGGGGAGAAAAGCGAATGGCCATGAAAGCACCAGCGAAGGTGTCGCCGACCCAAGCCGACAGGTAGGTGACGGCTGGGTGGTCGATGGGTGCGGCTGGCCGATGGTCGTGACCGACCTTGAGGATGTACGGATCAGAATAGACCTGAAGCAAGTGGCCTTTCGTGATTCCTTCCGTTACAGCCAGCATCGGCGACTCCTGTTTAGGGGAAGCTGCTGGCGGCTCGGGTGACTCAGCGGATTCATTTTAACACATCCCGATCAATCTTCGTATTCGCGGTCTTCCCACGCTTGACAAACCCGCATGTCATTGCAGATGAAGTTCAGTTTTTCGCAGCGACCACGGAACCCAGCGCTCTTGTCATAGGTCGCCATCGGGATGCGCTCAATACGCACTTGGGTCATGAAGCTGTTGTCGTAATACTCACAATTGGAGCAATGCTTGCGACGTGCGTCCTTCTCGTCGCACTGCATAGCCTCAGCCAAACCAGCGTAGAACTCTTTGTTTGCGCCTGGTTCATTGGTCGGAACTTCAGGGCCATAGTTCCAGTCCTGCACCGCCACTGCGTAGTTTTTCTTGTTCTCGGATGTGCTGATGAATTCCTCTTCCATCGGCAGGCCCATAAAGCCCTTCGGCATCATCATGAAGTCTTTCATACTGTTCTCCTTATGTAATTTCACGACCAGATGCGCGGATGGTCAACGAGGTGGCTGCTCCGGCAATGGTACTGATGAAGCCGCTTGGTTCCAGCGCCTGCCCGACCAGCTCGGGGCAGGTGTAACACTCATCGACAGCAATGCTGCGGGTATCGAGGATCAAGTTTGATGCTCCTGCGCTGCCGCCACTGGTCACCAGATTGACGCTGAACGTCACGTTGCCTGCTGTGGTGTTGGTGACGGTGAACTTGTCGATGATGGTCTTGCAGTTCGTCGCGGTGTACTGCGTTGTCTGTGCGTTTTCGGCTTGCTTGGCCGGGATGAGGACTTTTACGGTGACGGTCATGGCAACACTCCAAAATGAATCAATTCGACTTCTTCCACCGTGGTGGCGGCATCTACCTGCGCCACCAAGGTTGATTCTCTTTCATACAGCGGGATCACCTGCGCGGCAATCTCTAGCGCAATCTGCTCAAGCTGCGCCAGCGTGTAGACCGAGTAGACGCCGTTCACATCCTTGTAGCCGCACTCGGCGGGTTGTCCCGCCGCCGCCGCAAGTTGCGTAACTTGAATGGCGATGCTCAGTTTGTTGTTGTCCGACTCTGTGGAGCCAAACACGCCCAGCGAGGTGGTCTTGTCGGCGTACATCTCAACGCTGCGTGCCGCTGCGATCTCGGCTTTCTTCTTGGTCTTTGCTTTGTCAAGATCAGTCTGTGTAACGTCTTGCGTTACAACGCCACCAAACAGTTTGCAGTTGGCATCAGCGACTAGCAGCGTTTCTGCCGTGGCGACTAAGCCTGCTGTGATCGGCGTGTAAATCTGGGTGGAGAAGCGATCAACAGGGCGATCTTGGTCTGTTGCGCGGTCTGCGCTGATGTATGACGCCACCGTGGCGAACAAGTTGTCCTGCGCGTCCACGATGATCGAGTTGATGCGGTGGTAGTCGTAGACCACGCCCTGAGCGTTGGTGAGTTGTTTGGTGATTGCCATGTTATATCGTAGTTGAGTCGGTAATTAGGCCGAGGTTGGCAAGTTGGGTAAGTAAGTCTTGGAGTGCAGCACCTGATGCGCGGGAGCCTGTGACTGTGGGTTTGACTATGGGGGTTGCGCCGTAGAAACCTATTGTTGGCGCTCCTGACGCACCAGCAACTTTAAGGCCCGAATTGCTAAAGGCATTGTTTAGGGTTGCAAATCCATTTGTAGTGCTACCAATCCCCGGAGTAAGTTCTATGTTTCCACCCGTGTCTCCATTTCCACCCAGAAAAAATACTGAACCCCCGTTTGTTAATGTTCCATTTCCACATTGAAATTGAGCACCACTACTGAACCCAACAAAACCGCCGCCCTGCCCTCTCACATATCCCGGGCTTACCGTACCATTCCCAGCAATAAGATTTACAATTCCGCTGATTTCACCGCTGCCGGTTATCAGATTAAAATCCCCGCCGTTTCCAGATGTTGTGCCGCCATTTCCTGATGTGATATTGATTGCGCCGCCGTTTCCAGTGGTTCCAGCGTTGCCAGATGTAATACTTAATGCGCCGCCATTACCTGCGCCTGTTGGCCGTCCGTTACCAGAGAGCAGCGTAAGCGTCCCGCCTGGGCTTGTTCCAGTCGTTCTGATGCTGTTTTGTGCAGCAACAATAAGCCCAATCGGGTTTTGGGCGGTGGTTGGTACGCGAGTGGTGTAGGTTGCTGATCCTGTCGTAGCACCAAGATTTACTGTGCTGGTGGTGCTGTTAAAGGTGAAGTTGGCGCTTGCCCCAAACGCATTACTATTGTTGAACTGAATCTGAGTGTTAGAGCCAGCAGCAGTAAGCGTAGATGCATTGGTCAGCGATGCAGAACTAACAAGCCCAAGACTGTTGAGTGCAGTAACTACGCTGCTCAGTACGTTACCTGTGCCAGAGGCTGTTGGGGCAGGTTTGGTTACTGGGGTTGCGTTGAAGAACCCCATCTGTGAAACGCCTGACGCCTCAGTTACCCTAAAACAATCAACATTTGAATCGGTTCCAAGAATGATTGTGCCGCTTCCAGCACCGCCACCACCGATAAGAATTTGGAAATTTCCAGAAACATTAGAGCCAGAACCGCCAGTTTGCAGGTAAAAATCCCCGCCGACGCCAGAACCAAACGAATTATTTCCCGCTAACATTTCATACCGACCGCCAGTACCTGTTCCTTCTGCAACTCCGGCGTTCATGCTAAACGCGCCGCCACTACCGTTAGGGGGGGAACCATTGCCAGAAATAAACGCGATAGTGCCGCCGCTGCTTCCACCCGCACCCGATGTAAAATCAATACCCCCGCCAATGCCGGAAGGTGATTGCCCAGAAGAAAAATTTAAACCTCCTCCAGTACCCGTTCCAAGGGCTGTGCCACCAGCAAACTGCAACCCGCCCCCCGCGCCATTAGTTGCGCTTGCGGTTTTGCCTCTAATAAGCAAAGCCCCCGCAACAGTAGAACCTGTAGGCGCAAGGGTTTCAATGGTCGTCGTCGCCCCAGCGGGCCCAACGGTGAAGGTGTTTGTGCCTGTGGCGTAAGTAAAGTTTGCGCTTGCCCCAAAAACCCCAGCGTTATTAAACTGAACCTGGGTGTTTGCTCCAGCAGGCGTGACAGCCGGAGGTGCAGAAAACGGCGGAGCAGATTCCAACGCTTGAATCCGCTTGGTAATTTCAGCAAGATAAGATAGAGCCTCTGCTTGGCCATTGAGGTCTACGACTTGAGAAAGGGCATTGATCTGGGCCAGCGCCTCATTTGCAGTAGCGGCAGCATTGTCGGCCTGAAACTCAAAGTCAGTTCCGACGATGACTTGCAATGTGTCGACAGTGGAGAATAAAAGCTCAAACTGCCTGATCTGCTGTTGGTCGGTCAGAAACGCAGCAAGCTGGTCTCGCGTTAAATTCAACCTGCGGGAAATGGGAGCGGTTGCCATCAGTACGCCAATGCTTCAATTTGTGCTTCTAGGCGAATGAATGAGACGTGAGCGTCGCTATCGCCTCGGAAACGCTGAATGCGCCAGTTGCGCATGTGACCCTGCTGGAACCACGCGAGGCGCTTGGAAGTGCTTCCGATGGTTCCGACTGCGATGCTGCGGTCTTGGCTCCATACAAGCCCATCCACACTGTAGCTGGTGCTGATCTGCGGTTCGGTGCCGAGTGCGACACTGCCAGTGAGACTGACCAACTCCAAGCGGTTGAAGATCGCCCCGTTGCTCTCGTTATAAACGATGAGCGTGCCGAATTCCCAGCGAACTTGCTCGCCCCAGTGGTGGCCGGTGTCTTGCACCAAGTAGCCGATATTGCTTGATTGCGGATCTCCGACCAGCCATTTGTCGTAGGCGTACACCAGATTGCGGGCGCGGTACTGGCTGAACTCGACCACGCTGGTGGTGAGCGTAAACCAGACCCGTTCCTGCAAAACCTCGGAGGCGGCTGCGTCATAGACTATGGTGCGATCCGGCAGGTGGACGTATAGGTGCTCGTGAGACTTGTCGTTACGGGCTTCGAGCTTGACCGTGGCTAGTTGCGACTCGGTGTAATTGAGCAGCAGAGTGTCGATCTCTTGCGTGCTGATCTTTTGGGTCTGTGCTGAAACCCCAAGGTAGATGCCCGGTGCTTCGTTGCGACCACCGCCTAGAAAAGCGATGCGGTCAGCGTATACGCAGCAAGCAAATGTGCCGACCACACCCTTTGTAATCTGAGCACCGTCA